TCGTCTCCTACTGAACTAGCATCATCTGCTAAGTCTTGTAACCATCTATGTAATTCGATAACTGTTGCATAAGAAGGAGAAGCACCACTGTGGTCGTCTCCAATGTATCTTATATTTCCAGTTGCTCTTGTTACGTCCCAATCTGTATCTACTAATGTCATTTTATTTTACCTATAAGTATATTGCTTTCTGATTAATTAACATAAATAAGAATGAAATAGTATTTAAACACTATTAAAAAAAGAAAAAAAATGTAAGGTTACCCTTACGCAATTGCATACATTTGAGTACATGCTGCTTCGTGACTAACTACTAATGCTAAATACTCTTTCATGATGTATGTTGCATAATCGTCAGTGGATGCTTTTTCTTCGTAAGTTATGTCTTGAAGAACTGCCATAAACACATATCGAGTATCTAAGAATAAGATTCTCTTTTGGTTTGTAGTAGTAGGCATAAATTTATCACGAATAAATAATACTCCGTCAAACTTGAAAGCATCTGAAATACCGAATCCAGGTTCAGATTGTTCTGGTGCATCAGTTTTCATTTGAACAGTCCATAATAATCCTTTGATTACATTATGAGTTGTTGCATCTGTAACTGCTAAGTTAATTTGACCATTACTATTATATGAAATAGCAAACTCTGCTCTAATTTGTGCTAAAGTAGGAGTTCCACTTCCCATATCAGTAGTATTTGTTGCGATTAATTTGATTAAACCACTAAATTCTTCAGTAGTAACACTTGCATCACCATTAATGATAGTTTCTTCTTCTAATTCTAATAAACTTTGAGCCTTAATATTTAAGTCTAGTTTCATAGGATCAATGAAGCCTCTCATTGCTGCCATTGCTTGACCAGTTACTTTTCCACGAGCATATGCGAACTTCATAGTTACGCTTTCTCTGTCGAAAGTATCTGTTTGATCTGCGATTGTTGCTCCTTCTGCATAGAAAGTTGCTCCGCCCTTTGCAGTTAATGGAACATAATCATATGTCATACCTTTAACAGCTCTACGTGGAAGTAAACTTCTTAATGGAGTTTCTCGAATAGTTCTATCAACTATATTACTATCTACCCAAACTGGGACCATAGCAGTACCTGCTGTACCTGGACCACCTGTAGTAGTTGCAATTTCTTTGTTTAATGTTGCAAAACTATCTTTTGCTACACTTCGTAAATCAACACCAGTGAATGGGTTAAAATACTCCTTACTCATACCTTCAAAGGCATCATCAGATACACTTAAAACATCTCCGAATGATTCGTTGAATGCTTTGTCTACTGAGAAACCCGCTTCTTTTCCGCTAAAACCTTTATTCATTTTGCTTACCTATTTATAAAAAACTGGGATCATTCCTTCTGTATTCTTAACAACTTTAGCTGATACTTCTTCGCCTTCTGCTTTGAATACTGATTGCTTGTTCAGTTCTTCGATTTGTTTGTTTAAGTTTTCAATTGTTTCATTTGCTTTTACTAAATCTTTTTGCATAATAGTGTTAGCTTCTAACTCTTTGTTTAAGTTTTCAACTACCTCTTTATTTTTATTTAGTTCAGCATCTGATTCTGTTTTGAAAACATCGAACTCTTTTTGTAATGTTTCTAATTCGTTAGATTTCTCTAATTCTTCAGTAACAACATTATCGTCTAATTTTTTGTCAATTTGTTCTTCTGTCATAGTAGATACCTCCTCATTTTTATTTAAGGATAGGGATTTTGCTATTGCAACTGCATGTGCGTGCTTGTTAGCTGGTATAGCTACGAAGCTTGCTTCAAGTAATTCCAATGCTGTAAATTCTGTATGTGTTTTACCGTTAAGTTTAACTTTTTTGGATTCGCTTGGAATAGCTCCAATTGAGATTCCCATTTGTGCTCCATCATCTAACATACCTTTAATTATTTGTGCTTGAGGATTTGACAAATAGAATTTTGGTTCAGCAACTAATGCATTGTGACCATCAATTACTTCCATTCTTCTATTTACCCAGTGTCCTACTAGATTATTAACTTCATTCTTATGATCAACTAATATTGAAACTACACCATTATCATCATTGATAACTTTGTTAAGTGCAGACTTTCCAATAATGTCTCCATCTCTATCTATTGAATCATCGCTTAATACCGCAATATATTTACCATCTGGTTGTTTCATTAAACTTTGGAATAGTTCTATTCTGTCAGTTTTCTCGAATCCGTTTGTTGATTTTTCCATCTTATTACCTTTATCAAAGTGAGTTAGTACTTAAACACAATTATTTTAATCGTTGAAATCCGATCCGACATCTACAATTTACATGAGTTGGAGGATATTCAAATTGTTGTCCAGTTTTATCATCACTGAATACGTCCTCATACCCTATACCTGCATGTCTATACTTAGCATCTAATCGTTTACATTGTTCGCTAGTGTGTGAATCGCCTACAGCTTTGTATGTTTTCAATCCTTTAATTCCAGAATCTTTAAAGCCCGACAACTTACCTTCGTTTAAGAAACGAGTAGTCTCAGTTCGAGCAATACGTCTTGCTTGAGTTGATTCAACACCTTTGAATAATTGTTGTATTTCCTTAGTTGTATCACTTAATGTAACTTTGTTCCGTACATTATCTTCAACTAATTTTAAAACATCATTTCTAATATCATCAGCTACACCTTTGATTCCATGCCACTGATTACCATTTATCATGTAACCTGTAAGTTGTTGATTACTTAACGCTTGAACTTGATTATCAAACATAACACCTGATCCAATATCTATGTTAAGTTCATCTTCAGCTTCACTCAATCCTATGTGCATAGATTGTTTAACAACCTTAGTTATACCTTTTAAGAATCCTTGTGAAGTTACACCTTGTAATAACTTATTAACAAAATCAGAGAATGATTTCTGATGTAGATTTTTATAAGTTAATTGATTAATAGAACCTGATTTGGTTAAGTTTACTTCGCTTAAAGCTTGGATAACTTTTGTCTCCCAGTCATTAAACTTGTGGGAAAGGAATGTTTCGTAGGATTCCGCCTCAGGGTAAGGATTATCTTTTGATTTAATTAAGACTTTTTTTTGGGGCTTGTCTTCTTTGCCCCCTTGCTGTTTTTTTGGTTTTGAATCTCCATCAGTATCAGCTGTAGTACTACTACTATTGCTAGAATTATCAGAGCCACCAAAACTATTATCAAATTCGTCATCTTCATTTTGAGTTGTTGAGTTTCGTGAAACATCTCCACCTTCAACAGCATCTCGTCCTCGCATTCTACGATATTCATTAACAGTTAGAGTTCCAACTTCAATTTCCTTCATAGAGTTTTCAAATAGAATTTTCTCTTGATCATGATCTTCAGGCAAGAATTTAAACTTAACCTTAGGTCTTTCATCTTGTAATAATTCAGGTAAGATTTGTCTATTAATCATTCTTTCGAATAAAGTCAAATATGGTTTGATAGCGTTACGAACTGTAACTCTTTCTTGACCTGATGTGTTACCTTGATTAACATTTTCGTGGAATCCAGCTTCTACTGGAGATACTCCATAAACTGCAAAGATCATATGCATGAACCACTTCTGCCCATCTAACCATTCCATATCTTTAGCTTGACCTGTTAAAGCTTGGAAATTAACATCTGTATTATGAAATAATAATCTGTGAGGTTTACCTTGAACTTCCTTCTTCCAATTCTTTTTGAAACTAGCAAAACTTTCAGGGTTAGAATTAACTAATCCAATGATACCATCAGGTATTGCATTATTCTTAAAGTAATCTTTGTTCCATCTAGTAGATTGAATCATCAGTTCAACAATTTGTTGTGCTGATTGTAAAGGTGACATTCCGTAAATTGAATCTGTTCTTTTGTTTAATTGCATCCATACAATTTCTGCAGGGAAAAACTGCTTAGGTTTCTGCATTGGTTTTTTGTATGAATATTGAAAGTAAGCTTGTAATCTTCTATAAGGATCAACTTGTTTAGTGAATGTTCCACCATCTGCATACCAGATCTCTTTAAGTTCTCTTTGACCAAATGGTTTTAATACAGTAACTTCATCAACACCAGTTTTCTCACCTAATTCATTAATGATTTCAGCTTGAGTTAATTCGTATGATTCTTCAGTAAATACTTTTACCCAAACGCCTGAATCTAATTTAGCTACATCATCAACAGCTGCAGCGATCATATCCATAAGTTCTTCATCATTAGAATTTATTTTATCAAAGAAGTTCATAATAAGTGTAGTTTCCTTTTCATACTTAGTATCATCTTCTTCATCAACATTAACAATATCAATAGGAATATTAGTTATTTCTTTCTTTATAGTTTGAATAACCATTTGCACCCAGGGCGATGCTGCATATTGTCGTAACTCATAAAAGTTAAGTCCTCTAGGTTGTCCGAATACAGGATTTAAGAACCAGTCGGGTGTTATCGGTAATCTATTTTGCACATCTTGATCACTACCTAATCCGCTAATAAAAGAACTCAACGCCACTTCTTTTGACTTAGACAGCATATTTTGAATATTATTTATAATTCCCATTGTTACACCAAATGAAATTGTTTAACTATTTAAACACAATTAAAATTAAAGGCGGTAAAGGGCAAAAACCTGTAAAACCATTGTGAGGCGAATTAAACATAGTCCTTAATGTAGTAGCAAAAAACATTAAAAGAACCCCTTACCTTTACCTATGTTAAAAAATAAAGTACGTAAGTACTTAAACACAATTATTCTTCATCCTCTAAAATCCAAGGATTGGAGAATATACAATCTTCATAAAATACTTTTCTAATAGTATCTTCTGCTAGATCTGTTCTTGCATCATCGCATGTTGCAATCTTACGTTGTACTTGCATAAACTTCTGACGTTTGTTAGCATTATTATCTAAAGTATTATCAGTTACATATTCAGCATCAACTTCATTAACACATTTCTCTAAGAAATCATCAACAATTGCACGTGCTTTACTTTCTTGATAAGTATTAGCCCATTCTTCAAATTTAGTAAAATCTTTCATGCTTGTTTCAACATGTTCCTTCTTACCATCAATAATTACTAATTGTTCGTTATACTTAACTCTACTTTCTTCAAGTTTATTTAATTCATCTCTATGCGCTTTAATTTGATTAATTATATCACGAGATGTTAATTTCTCTGTAGGTATATCTCTACGCACTTCAATTACATGTCCTTTTTGAACAAAATTTCTTACTTCTTTTTCCATTTTACTTAACCACAATACTTATTTTTTCACCGAACTTAAATGTTTCAACAATTGTATGTTCAATTTCGTAACGTCCATCAAATTCTACTTGACGTCCATTCATTTCCATAGTTGTTGGTATTAAGATCTTATTACCATCTTTATCAGTTTTATATTTAAGATATGATATAACTCCAATTCCATTTTCAACTCTAGCAGATAAATCTCCAATAGTCATTTCAGGAGAAATAGTTACATGATCCGCTGTTCTTCCTGTTCCCAATTTATGTGTTGTTGCTTGACTTAATTTCTTCAATTCAGCCATTCTTCGTTTAACTCTTACAGGAACACTATCCATTACAGCATATTCCTTAACTTTTGCAATCATCTTATCTCTAAAAGATAACTTTGAAGTTTTTGTTTTACTTTCTTCTTCCATTTAATTCACCCATTGCACCATAATATGATGTTATAATATTACGCTTGCCATTACTAATTTTGTAAGACAAGGTGTAATTATCGTATTTAACTATTTGCTTCATACATTTATGTATTGTACGTTTATTTTCTAAACCTAACTTAGCTTGTATCATCTTTGCAGAAAACAGAACGCCTTCGTTCTCATCTAAATATTTCATTATTTTAGTTATATACATAGTCTCCTCACTTTTTTTTCAGGACAACAACTTGCCTAATATCTTGTGAGGTTATAATGATTTTATTTTCTTTTATAGAATTACGTATTGATTTTGTAAACTCTTTAGTTTCCGTTTCATCAAGTCCTGGAATGCTAAACAACAATCGGTCTGCATCTACGTATTCAACTACTTTAACTGGTACAACATAGTCTTCACTATGAAATAAGAATTTTTTAAATACCTTTCTAAAGTAGTCTTTTACCCTCACAATATACACCCTATATTGTATCAGGCGTGAACTATTTATAAAGCTATCGTTTATAACTCTAAATAATCCATTAGAACTTCTTGTTTAACTTCAAACACCATTCGCATCATCATTGAATCTGCATAATCTGGTGATCGTCCTTCAAGGTTGTCTTTCATAACTTCCTTCTTTACAAGTTTAACTTTTTGATCATTATCAATGTCTGCTCTCTTAACTTGTTCAAGTTCAGCAATAATATTCTCTTGAATTTCAACAGGTACTTCTTTGTAACAACCGATCTTATTAGCCATTACATATTCAGCGAGTTTGAAATAACATTGAGTTTTAAGATTAGCATAGTTTAATGTTTGATTATCCTCATCAATTACTTTGCCGTTATTAACAAAACCAGTCACATTAGGTAGCCAATCCACTATTCCACCGTTATGAGTCCAAAACACTCGATTATTTTTAAACCGATTCATAAATAAATGAGTTTTACCAGTGATTTTAATATTATGAACTGTTCCAATTCGTTCTTCAGTTTCACATACGTTGTGTAATATGTGTTTATTACTCCATTCGTAAACAACGAAGCAATCCGTAGTTCTTGTTAAAGTTCTGCCTTCAATTACTGAAGTTGAACCTTTTTTGTGTTTAATTCGTTTATTTGCATACGAACCAGATTTTAATAATAATTCATGTAAGTCGTCCGCCAAAACAGGACTACTTGTAATCATAGTTCTCATTCCTTTGTGATAATAACCATCCCCATTAATAAATTCATCTAAGTATAAATCAATAATTCGTTTAGTTGAGTTCTTAATTAAGTCAGGTGTTTTTTTATTATAACAATTATACGTTTTACCAACGTAACAATGTTCTTTTAACCATTTAACTAATCCTTTATGACCTATTGAATAAAACTGTTCTCGACCTTTGGGTTTAATATAATAATTAAATCCACATTCATCCAAAATACTTTTAATCATTTTGTTATGTGGACTATCTACATTTTGAGAAATTAATACATATCTATCGTCAATACACCCTTCAGATACATACCAACCTAAAAACTTAGCAAATGCACTCTTAGTTAAATTCAATTCATTATCTAATTGCTTAATTCCACCATTAGGCATAGCGTATTCAGTTGCAGGAAAAGTTATATTTTCATCAGCTTTACCAGTCCAATTAAATTTATTATCTAAATAGATTTGTTTTAATTTTAATGTGTCTTGCCAAGTTCCAACTTTCATTGAATGTTCTTTTCTTGTTTTGTACGGCATTAGATGCGTCCAACTGTATTCGTAATCTTCATTTTTCAATATTTTCATATTTTCAATTTTACGATTAGATTTAACAGTTTCAATAATTAAATTATCATTTTCATCTTTACTGTAAATTTGTTCACCTTCTTGAACATCTTCAGCTTTTTTCCAACCTTTAACTGTCCATACTTCTGTATCAGGAGTTACACAACCAACTCCATCATCATCAACTACCACATTTGAAAATGGAACTTTATGTTTTTTGCATGAGCGTATGAGGTTATCGTGTAATTCTTTAATTGAACATTTACCATAATCATATATCTTTTCAATGAATAATCCTTTCCAGATCATAATAACTGCTTTATCTTTACCGAACCGCGCTACATCACAACTGATATATTTTGTGTCGTCTTCTTCCTCAACAAATTGATTAGTGAATATATCTACAATGTTATCATATTCCATTAATTTAGCTGGGTCGTCATCATATTCAAAGTTACCGTAGAATAATCTTTCCTTAGATACTGGATCTAACTTCTTTAAGTTTTCAATATAATGCGGAGAAATATAAGGGTTATCTTGAACTAATGCTGAGATAAACTTTCTATAATGTAAGATTGTTCCAGCTTTGTTTGGTTTATAGAATTGAGTATATAAGAAATTCTTTGAAGGGTTAGATGTTAATAATAATTTTGGAATTAAGTTATATTCTTCTAACTTAAATCTTAAACGTGATGTTACAATAGTCTTAGCTTTAGTTGTTACTTCTGAAGCCTCGTCAATAAATGCACCTGTATATTCAGTTGATCCTAATGAATCAAATTCAGGATCACTTGGATATAAGAATAAATCTTTTAAATATATTTCCGAACCATTAGTAAATGTTATTACTCCTGACATAGAATTGTATTTGTAATCTTTATCTCTGTGCATACCTACTAATTTTGCAACTTCGAAGAAAGATAATAAAGTAGTTTCTTTAAGGATCTTAAGTTTAGATCGTCCCATCATCCATCTTGTTCCAGGGTACTCTAAAGAATTAAGTGTTAGCCACAATACTCCAAGCCATGACTTCCCACCGCCTGCTGCACCACCATAAAACAATTCAGTTGTAGAATCATCTCTAAGAACTTGTATTGCCTGCATTTGTTTTTTCGATAATGTTATTCTAACTTTCTTAACCATCTTAATCTAAATCTAATTTTCTCCATCTTAAATTAAAATCATATCCAATTAAAGATATACCAATACCTATAATTTTATTACTATATAAAGTTTTTAATAAAGTTATTGCAAATAATCTATTATCGCATTGCCATTTCTAAGTATTAAATATATTAAATTTCATTTTACAACTCATTACAATCGTGACAAACAAGAAATACAGTAGATGTATCTTCAGGCCAGTTATCTACATTGTCATCTAACTCAGTTCCACAAATTCCACAATAATATCTTTTATTTTCCATTTTGAATAAATAGACAAGTTTTACATCATTGTCAGGATGGTAACACGTAAAGTTGGAAGATAGGGCTTTATACTAGTATTTACTATCTCCATCTGCGTTCTGATATGTTACAACCCAAAGTCGCATCGGGGTTTCATTAATTAATGAGTAGGAGTCTCCCAGAGCCTTTCGACCCTTTAGAGGCATAAAATGCAACTGTTCCCTTCTCATGTCAGTTGCCAACACTCAATGACGGAGACATACAAGATTAACTCCACGAGGGGCGCGTTATTTACAAATAACTATGACATTGTTAATAAAATATCCTCAAAATTAATACTATCTTTAGAAGATACTGGATCTCCAAAGTTAATAAATTTCTTAGATGCATAATTCTCAATATCGTTAGTATGATCCATAAATGGACTTTTACTCAATTCATCTACCGTAATTTCTTTTTCAACTACTAAGTCAATTTCAGTTATTACTACTTTAGGTTTTTCATAAGTATTAGTCATATATATTAAAAATAATAACACACACACACCTACAATAAACCACGCCCTAATCACATTGTCTTTATTCATTATTGTTCACCTTGATATTTCAAATCTTTATATAATTTCAGACTTGTTTCGTTTTTATGTATAGACCAACCATTGTTTAAAATAGTTAGTAATTCTCTATATCTTTGATTAGATAATTGAAACTTAATCATTTTAGAAGTCTCCCTCAATTCTCATCTGTTCTTCGTATTCTATATTATTATCTTCAATAACATTTTGTATCTCTTGATGAGTAGGTTCAGGTATGTCATTAATAACTTTATTAACAATCTTAGTTATTTCAGATTCAGTCCATACTCTTTGACCAGAAGTAATATCTGCATTATTAAAATTTAATTCAGAATTATATAAGTCTAAAACAATTTCAAATGTTTTAACCCCATCTTTGTGTTGTTCAACAATGTCTTCAACTACTTCAGGAAGTATGTCTCCGATTTCCATTAATGTTTGTTTTGTTACCATATATACAAAGTATATCGTTTCTTATATATAAATGTTTGGATTAGGAGGTAGTAGACTATTACATAAACGAGGTTATTCGAACAGCATTGACGCCTACTACCAGGTGAGACTAGTCTTTTTTCTTTTCGTGAACATCAAGTACAACACTTATAGGTTCAAACTTACCTTCGTGTTCAATGATTTGTTTATCGTTGTAGCCTCGTTTAGCTCCTTTACGGGATAAATACCATTTAGTCATGCCGTCGTCCTTATCAGCAATAAAGTCTCTCACAACTTCTTCAGCTTCGTCTAAGCCAACTTCCTCTTCTTCTCTTAATCTGATAAGACATTCTACATTCTCATCTCGATTAATCCATTCAGATAAAGAAGTTCTATCGACTTTTAGAACTCTTGCAACTTTAGTAACAATACCATAAGACCCTGGAATAGCTTTCATAACTTTTTCAGTAGTCATCTTAATTCCTTTGTTTTTTTTCTTAGTTGGTTTTATCATCGTTCTATACTGTACTCCACTAGTAGTTAAAACAGCTTAAATTTTGGAAAGTTTTTTCTAATAAACATTTGAATATTTTTAGGTATTCCATTTCTAAACTTTGTTGATTTAAGTAATTGTATTCCTTTTGTTAGATCTTGTATTGTTTCTTGTTGTTCCAACATTAGTTTTCTCATTTTCGTATGTTGTCCTTTGTATGCTCTTACTGAAAACTTTAATGTTTCTATTTCTGCTTGTAATTGTTTTTTTAATACCATGATTTCCTCACAATACTTTTTATATTGTTAGGGTATTTAAATGTTTGTATTAGTATATTTATTATCCCTCCGTGAGGGACGTTAAGGAAAACATAGTTTTCACCCTGGGTCTATAGATATTTTACAGACCAAGCTTAACATATATGTTTTCCCTCCCTGTCCTCCCGAGCTCTATGAATTCAAGCACTTCAGAGGTTGGTGTTTTTATTACTTTGTAGTGTTTCGCACCTACTACTAAGTAGCACTCCGTAACATCGCTAAGGTTGAACAAATCTATTTAGTTACTCCGTAGATTCGGTAACATTTCGAAAGTAAATTAATAATCAATACCTTTATAAAGTCCACGTCTTTGAAATATGTTGTGAGGTTGAAAATGAACAAAAACGAATTGGAAAAGGCAGTAGAAGAATTATTCATACAACATAAAATTCCTACTCCAAATAGATTACTTCCAGCATGTTGGTGTTCAGATTCAGATCCTAAAGAACTATTTCTTACAAGACTTAATACTATAGATTTACAATTTTCAGTAGGACAACAGGAAATTATAGATAATACAGGAAGGTCTACAGGGAAATGGTGCGTGTTTAAAAGGTGTGTGAACGATGGATATAGAAAGTAGATTGCCTGCAGATATAGCAGAAAAAAGCAAATTGTTGAATGAAGAAGAACTAAGATCAGATTATGATCTATTAATAAGTGAAGTTCATTTTGCAATACAATCAAGAGCTAAAGACAAAGCAAATGAATTAATAGTTAAACATATTGAAAAGCATAAACATATACATACTACAAGGGTTGATGAAAAACCTGAAATGTGGTACTATATAGATGGAATCTATAAACCTAATGGTAGAACATACATTAAAGAGTTTTGTAGAAATGTATTAAAAGATTATTCTAATGTGAGACAAATTAATGAAATTATTGCAAAGATTGAACAAGATACATATATTGATCCTGATGATTTATTTAATAATCAAAATAAATATCCTGAACTAATTCCTGTTTTGAATGGCATTTTAAATATATTCACTAGAGAAATGATACCATTCACACCAAATTTATTCTTCTTTAACAAATTAAATGTTAAATATAATAAATATGCAGATTGTGCTAAGATAGTTAAATTCGTTAATGAGATTGTTGATTCTGAAAGTGTATTCAAAGGATTACAAGAATTAACAGGATTCACATTATATAAAAAATATAAATTTGAAAAGGCGTTTGTATTCGTTGGTAAAGGACGAAATGGTAAATCTAAATGGTTAGAAATACTAACGCATATGTTAGGTATAGATAATATGTCTAACGTAGATTTAAACTCTATGGAGAAGAAGGATGGGTTTGCTTTAGCAAGACTATTTAACAAATTAGTTAATGTTGCATCTGAAATTAGTACTCAAGCACTAAAAGATACAGGGAATTTTAAAGCTGCAACAGGTAATGATACTTTAGAAGCTAATCGTAAATTCAAGAACTCTATCAAGTTTAAGAATTATGCTAAGATGATATTTACTGCAAACAATTTACCACCAACTAAAGATTTAACTCAAGGGTTCTTTGATAGATGGAACATAATAGATTTTCCTTATTCATTTATACCTCAAAAAGAGATTAATATGCTAACTGAAGAACAAAAGGAATTGGTTAAGTTACAAGATCCTGACGTATTAAAAGAATTACTTAAACCTGATCAGATTTCTGGATTCTTAAATTGGGGATTAGATGGATTAGATAGATTAATGTTGAACAAATCATTTAGTACTGCTGAAGCAGGATCAATTATTAAAAACAAATGGATTAGAAAATCAGATAGTATTAAAGCATTTATAGATGAATGGATTATTCAAGATCATTCAGCACACATAAACAAAAGTGAATTTAGAAAAGTATATACGCATTATTGTAAGATGCACAAAATTAAATTAATATCTGACAAACAAATTAAGAAAGCTATTGAAGTTGAGACTGGTGGAGCTACAAGACGAACTTATTACGATGGTAAAGATATATATTTATGGGAAGGAGTTAGATTTAAGAATGGTATTAATGAGATGCAAAATGGTTTTGATGTTTCATTATTACCTGACACATATATGTTTGAACATATTAAATCAGAGAATAAACAAGTTTTGATTTCGCCTTTAGATTGTTTAACTACTATAAGTGGATATGCTGACGGATTAAATGTTACTGATCTAAATGATATTTTGTTAAAAGATGAAGATACTTTAAAGAAACAATTAGACAAGTTAGTTGTTTGTAAACAATTGATTAAGATTGATAATAATTACATGATCGCTGATGAAGGTTGGGAATTTGTAAAAGAACAGGAGGCTGAAGAATGACTTATATAATTAGATGTGCTAAATGCGGATCAGTTAATTTGAAGAAATACATTCGAGTCAATTATATTTGTCGAGATTGCAGTCACAGAGGTAAAATAAAATGAAAATTAAAACAACTAACGACATATTATTTGATTCATGTAATCAGTTCGAAATTAAGAAAGATTATTTAGAAATAAAAACTAAACAATGGGTTGCAGTTGATGATATAATTAATTTATGCGATAAACACTTAAAATCAAGAAATAATGAAGAATACGATAAAAATGAAAGAAATTTAGCATTTACTAATGGTTATGATAAAGCTGTTCGTAATCTAAAACAAATATTAGAAGGACTACGTACAACGTAAATTGTGCGAAGATTTGCTTATAAAAAAAATGGAATGCATATGTATTCATTGTAAAAAACAATATGAAAATAATTGGTGTTATAAGACATCAATATGTGAAGAATGTTTTAAACAATACAAAACGAGGAAAAAATGACAACACTTAAACTAACTAGTGGAACGAAAGAAAGTAAGAAAGGATTTCAAGATTTGGAAGCATTATGTTTAACTAAAGGGGATACCGTAGTTCCTAGTAATGCTCAAAATATAGGAAATATATATAGATGTTGTGATGGTCGGAAAGATATGTGTCCGTATAATTACAATTTAAAGATAGTGAATAACTATATACATATAGAAGAATCTATTTGTATGTATAATAAGAGGATAAAATGAATATAAGACATAATGGAAAAGGTAAATGTAGTGAATGTAAGAAAACATTGAAAAAAGGCGAACGAATAGAATTACATATTAATTCTACAGGTACAGTAAAAGCTGCACATTGGGAATGTTTAGAGGAAGAAAATTACTTCGAGAAAGAAGTTAAAAAAAGTATGAAAGAATAGTGTTTAAATACTCCACGGGTTTTAATATCTACATATAGTCAAGTGACTTAAATTTATCAAACTCAAGAGGGTATTTAGATGGCAAACATAACTGAACCAGAATCAATAATAGAACATTTCTTAAGATCAATAATAACTGACCCTAATCGGAGCGGACTCTCCACTCGGGTAAACGATTCAACGCTTCTATTTTCTGGTGATGCTAGTGCAACCACTTTTTACCTTCCTTCAAATTTAACGTGCGTTAAGTCAGTATTAGTGGGCGGATCTAGAAGCACACCTTTTATGGAATACAATATAGATATTCGTAATGCGAAAATTAATTTTGTTACACCTCCGCCTATTGGTACTGACAACATTTCTATCGAGATTCAAACTGGTAAGAATTGGATCTTTGCAGACAAACCTCGAAGTAATTTAACTCGTGGTTCATTCCCTAGAATAGCAGTTCTTAAAATTGCTGAATCATCAACACCTCAAGGTATGAGTGAAGATGATACTTACGATACTTTAGTTTTTCAAATTGATGTTTTAGCATACAAAAATATGTTATGTGAATTTGATGACGAAGTTTATGAAGGTGCAAAAGTAACAGCATACTTAGCACGTAAAATAAAAAAAGATTTTCTTTCATATTGGCGAACTAACATTAAAGCAAAATTGTTCGATCCAATTTTCTTAAATATAAATCCTATACCTTATGATGAAGGACAAGGAATATTTAGACACATGATTGAAATACAAATGAAAGCATTTAATGCAGGAGAATAAAAATGGGTCAAAGTCAAGATTTAACACGAATTAAGTATGGTTTCGAGAGTGTATATGGAACAGCAGTTGAAACAACAGCAGTAATAGGTAGAGTTCAATCATCAGATTGTAACCCTGGTAACAATAATTATATTTATGAACGTGGTTTAGGTGATGGATTAAATCCTGTTAAAACTAATTTAGGAATATTTGATTGTGGTGGTTCTTTAACTTGGAACTTAACAGATTGGACTTTTTTACAAGCTTGGGTTGGTCCTATTTCTGGATCTGATTTAACAACTGCAGATCAATATGGAATTAGATCACAAGATATTAAATGTTTTACATTAGAAGATTTTAATTCAACTGAAACTAGTTCAGGTTTTATTTATTCAGGATGTTATGGAACTGACTTTTCTATTAGTGGATCTATCGGTCAAGTTGTAACTTGTTCAGCTAACTTTGTTGGTCAGAAATCTAAATATACTGGAAGTGCAAGTTCATATACAGCACCTACTCAAACAGCATATACAACTATTGGTGGAACTTGGAAATGGGGAACAACACCTTCAGCTTTATCAGGAGTTAGAGACTTTTCAATTAACTTTGCAAACACTCCTGGAGAAAATCGTAGTATTGAATCACGATTTATTAATTTACCAGTTAATAGTGGAAGATCAATAACAGGATCATTAAGTATTGTAATGAGTTCATCATTAGCAACAACTTTAATTGAAGATTTCTATGGACAAACTGCAACAAGTGGTCCAGTTGATGGTTCAAGTTCAACTCTTGCACCTGCAAATTTAGAATTTCATGTTGATTTAGCTAACGGAACTAACAATGCAAGTATTAAATTAGATCAATGTTCAATTGATAACATTTCAAAACCTGCATCATTAGGTGGTGGAATTGTAGTTTTATCTGTAAGTTTTACAGCACAAAAACCTAAAGATGATGTATTCGCATCATGGAGTTAAAAATGTTTAATAGAAAGAAACTTAGTAATGACTTTATTGAATTGAAATTGTCTGGAGATGTTCTTCGAACTAAAGTTCAATTCTATGAATTAACTAATGGATTAGCTAATAAAATAATTAATAATAGTACTATTGCTAAAGACGTAATTAATGAAAATGTAATGCTAACTTTATTTGAATATAATTTAACTAATTTAAAACCTAAACAAATTGATAATTTAACACCTAAAGAAGGTACAATATTAAGGGATAAGATTAAGCGTATTTTGCAAGGTCACGGATTAATTGAAATCCAATCCGTAGCACAACCCACAAAGGAAGATGATCTTGGGGGGACATCTTCTGATTCAACCAACATATTTAAAGAAACTGATGTTGAATGGTTTGACCAACAAGCAAAAGAAGGAATGCAAAGAGTTAAAACAAATTTACAGAGGTCTAAATAATGGTATCAGTCGCAGGAATTAAAATTAATCGAGGTTCAGGTTCAAGCGAAGGTAACTTAAACAAAGAAATATTAAAAGAACTTAAAAAATTAAACGCTGCAAGTTCAAGATCGCAAAAGTTAGGTCAAAGTGGTCTTGCTGGTGGCGGTGGAGATATAATAAGTTCACTTTTAGGATTTGGGAAAAAAACAGTTGGTACTGCAGTTGCTGCAGTTGGCGGAATGAGTTATGGTGCAGGTTTAGATCACTTATCTCAAAATGTTAATGTTATGAAAAATTTAGGTAGACCAGGTATGACTGGTGCAGAATCTTATAGAAAAGGAGATGATGGAACTGTTGAAAGATATAATACTATGACTGGCGAAACTTTAGATATATTAACTGAAGAACAAGCAATTGAAAAAGGTATTTTGGATGATAGACATGAATTATTAGAGATTTATCAACAACAAAGTAAAGCTGCAGGAATAATTCAAGGATATTATGATGAATTACCTGAAAATACACAACAATTATTATTAAAAACTCAAGATATGGTTACAGGTACTAAAAATGCTGAAACTGCTTTAAAGAGATATACTGCAGCAATAGATTCAGCAAGACGTGCAATAGAACGAAGAAAAGAACAAGAACATAAATCAGATTCACAATTAATTAGAGATGATACGGATAAAGGTTTATCAACATTAGGTTTAAATCCTGAAAATGTTCCTTCTCAAATTAAAGATAAATTAGATAGATATAATGTAATTAATTATGTTAGGAGTGCAGAATGAAACCAACATTAAATATATTTGAGGGAAGTGAATCATTAGGACAAATTTACACAGAGAACAATCAAATTAATATTAAATTTTTAGATTTGAATATGCCTTTAACAGGTACAACTGGACGAATGAGTTTTAACTTATTAGGTAAATCTCGTTTAATAACTTTACAAGGTGCAATGGATGGATCAGGATTTAGCGGTGCTAATTATGAAAATCAAATAAAAACATTTATTGATAAAATAGAATCTTGGGTAAATGCTAATGTTCAAACAAGTAAAACTTTTATGGATAGTTTTGGTCAATATTATTTAGTAGATGCAGTTGATTGGACTTGGACACGAAGCAATAATGATCCTTTTAGAATAATATATAGTTTAATATTAATGGAATGTTAGAATGGTACAAAGTTATAAATTTACACTAAATGAAATAGATATTACATCTCACGTATTAGCAGAAACTACGATAGTATTATCTAAACAACAAACAACAGGTAACACTGCTAGTTTAAAAGTTGATAATTCTATTTTATCAACTATTTCTGATTTAAGTGCAGGTATGGAAATATTAATTCAAAGAGGTACACTTAGTTCTACTGAAACTAAAATATTTAAAGGAAATATTAAACGAATTTCAAATACTGGAACATTTATCATTTTAGATTGTACTGATCCAATACAACAATTAGTTCATGATTATTTTACAACAAGTTATGATCGAGATATTGACGTTGAACAAGGAGAAATATCTGCAATAGCTCAAGATATTATTGTTGAAGGTGGATTTACTGCAAGTGTTGTTGCGTCTGGAAAAGAATCAACAGATATAACTATTAAAAAATTTATTTCAAAAGATCAATCAAGATTAAACAGATTACAAAGATTGTCTAAATTAATAGATTATTTATTTTATTATGATTATGAAAATGATTGGATCAGATTCGAACCTTTAAGTAATGTTGATTATCCCACTCAATTAATAGTAGGTAGCAATATTTTAAATATACCTATATGGGAAGAAGACATAGAAAATATGCGAAACAAAATAACTGTTAAAGGTGCATACGAAGAAGATACTCGTAACGAAGAATTTAATGGTGATGGTTCAAATATTTCTTTCAAATTAATTAATGAACCTGAAATTACTGAAATTTATGTGAATAGTATTTTACAAAAAAGAGGAGTTCCTGAATCAACTTTAAACTATGATTATTATGTTGATAAGACTTTGAAAACAATATATTTTACAACTGCACCTAGTGTAGGAACTAATAATGTAGATATAATATACACAACAAGATTACCTGCACCTGCAACAAGTATTGAACCAACAAGTGTTGCTAAATATAATTTAACACAAGGAGAAATATTTACTTTTGATGATATTGTAAATGTAGAAGATGCAGAAACACGAGTTAATAATTTACTTAGTAGATTTGCATTTCCTAAACCTAAAACAACTTTAGAAGTTAATTTATTCGATATTAAACCAGGAGATTTAGTTGATGTTATTGATACTATAAACATTAATAAATCTGGTTCGTATGTTGTTCAAAAAGTTATTATGAAATATCCTGGATTCTCAGATATTATTGAAATTGGAGATCCTAAATTAGAAGGATTAGAATTAATAGAATCCATTCAAACTAGAATAAGGGATTTAGAAGAAAAAGAAACTAACTTAACACAATTACTTAGACAACTTATCGGTCTTTCAAAAGAATATACTTACGAAAGAAGATATTGTAATTTAGAAATTAAAAATATAACTGGAGACACATTAATTTGGGGACATAATGATTACGGAATTTGGGGTGATGAAAATTGGGGAACAGAAACAACAACTTCATTTATTCTAGGACATCACACTTATGGTATTTTAGGCGAAAATAAATTAGGTGAATCAGGAATTGCAGTTCGTAGAGATATTATGACTGTTCAACAAAATAATACTTACAAGGAATATTTATATGATGAAGATTTTTTAGATGTAACTTCAACTGGAAATTGGAACACAACAACTAAAGAAATTACTTTACTTGCTGGAGATTTCATTGTAACAAATAATATAATGAAAGGACCTGTGCCTAGTTATTTCACAATTAATTTACCTAATACTTCAGGAGATTTTTCAACAGAAATAAGTGGTGATGGTGGTGTTACTTGGCAAGAAGCGACACTAGGTCAAAGAACTGCATTTACAACTGTAGATGATAAAGGTGTTAAATTACGAATAACTAATCTTAGTGCAGGTAATGCATTCCCTACAGCTTTCGGAACATGGGGTGCACTTGGAGCTGTATCAGTAATAATAAGTAATACTTACAACAGTTATGGAGAATATACTCAACCAAGTATAAATCTATTTTTAGAGGAATAAAAGAATGGCAACAATAAATTTAACAAGTACAAACTTAAGCGGATTTTTAGAAACAGATTTTGATCAAATTAAATTATTGGTTGATGGAGAAGATACTGCTAAATTATCAAGTGTAGAAACTGGTGCGGAAGTAAATAATATTAACGATACAAATGCAACTGATTTAACAGATGCAGGAGATTCGGCATTACATTTTCATTCAACAGATAGAGATAGAAGTAATCATACTGGAACACAAACAGCAAGTACTATTTCTGATTTCGATACAGAAGTTAGTGGTAATACAGATGTAGCTGCAAACACTACTCATCGTTCAAGTAATGGTACTGATCACTCTTTCATAGATCAAGATGTTACTAGTGGAGGATCACCAGAATTTTCAGAAGTTACTGCATATAATTTTACACATAAGAATACGCTTCAAGCAGGGGAAGCAGTAGTTGCTGGAGATTTAACTTATCTTAAATCGGATGGTAAATATTGGAAAGTTAATGCAGCAGCATTAGCAACAAGTGCAGGAAGATTAGCAATTGCTAACTCAACAATCAGTGCAGATTCAATGGGTACTTTTATCGTAAAAGGTAACATAACTACAACAGGATTAACTATAGGTGCAACTTATTTTGTAAGTGCTACAGCTGGAGGATTTACTGCAACTGCACCAAGTACTACTGGTCAATTTGTTAGAGCTATTGGAGTAGCAACAAGTACGACTAATTTAGAATTTATACCTAGTTTAGATGTTTACGAGGTTGCTTAAATATGGCATTAATAGATGGTTTAACTAGTTACCATAAAGCAGATACTGATGGAAGTTTTCCTGACGCAACTGGTTCTTATGATGGTACAATAAGTGGAGCTACAGACCTTTATAATGTTGGTAGTTATGGAACATTACTTTGGATGCAAGGCAGTACTTTAAAATTTCAATTCGCAAGTTCTACAGGAGAAGCAGCTACAGCTACACTTTCTACAGGTACGTGGTATCACATAGTATGCACTTATGATGGAACTAATTTAAAGATATATCGAAATGCAGTAAATGATAATACTGGCACAGGTACACCTAATTATACATCTGCTGGTAATTGGAATATTGGTAGAGGTGGAGATTATAATGGTTTTTATAGTGATTGTGAAGTTGATGAAATTGGTATATGGAGTAGAACTTTATCTGCTAGTGAAGTTACAGAATTATATAATGCTTCAAATGGATTAAGTTATCCTTTAGATGTAACTTTAACCAATAGTTTAATTAGTTATTACAAAGCTGACGAAGACGGAAGTTTTCCAGATGCACATGGTTCTAATGATGGTACAATAGACGGAGCTACTTATAATGCAACAGGTAAAATAAATGGAGCTTATAGTTTTGATGGTATAAATGATACTGTAGGTCTTGGAGATACATTTAACCCTTCAAGTGGAGATACTATCTCTTGGAGTGCGTGGGTTAAACCAAGTTCATCTCCTAATAATAGTGCGATTATTGGTGCAGGTTATAAAGGATTAATCGGTGTTTGGACCAATAAGATTACATTTGCTTATTATCCTAGTGCAGATCATATATATTCAACTACTGTTGATTTAACAGATAATGTGTGGAATCATGTTGTAGTTTCATATACTTATGGAACTGGTTCTAGTGCAAAAATATATCTTAATGGTAATTTACTTAGTGGTTCTTGGGCTTACGGGGACGGTAACACTGCTCCTCCAACTAGTTCTGAGCCTTTACAAATAGGACAATCTACACAATATTTAACATCTTATTTCCCTGGAGATATTGATGAAGTTGGTATCTGGGATCGAGAATTACTTCAATCTGAAGTTACAAATTTATATAATAGTGGTAGTGGATTACAATATCCTTTTGGACCTGGACCAACACCAAGCGTAGGACTTACAATTTTTGGCATATTAATGAGTAAAGTGAATGGAATATCATTCACTAAAATGAACGGAGTATAATAAAATGAAAAGAGAATTTATAACATGGGATAGATTTACTTTAAGTAGTAGAAATAATGTAGATCCAACATTGGAAATACGGAACGGAAAATGGGACATAGACTTCCAAGAAACAGGTTTTGGTAATACTGAAACAGATGCAAGATTCATAGGAATAATTGAATATGATGAAACAAAAGTATCAGAAGAATTACTTTTACGATTTCTTAACAAGTTTAGTTATCATAGTTTTACAAGAATTAGCGATACTAAAGTAAGTGAATTATTATTGAAATGGTATAACACTGAAGTTGTTCTTGATGCAAGTAGAAACATAATAGATAATAGACCAGAATTAAATAAGGAATAAATAAAATGACATCAGGGAGTTTAATAACGAACAAAGGTAAAGAATCAATGCTTAGTAGAGCTTGGACTCCTAATGGTAGTTTAAGTTCAACAGAGTATTTACCTCCAACTAAATTTAGTATTGGAATAAAAAATACAACACCTACAGTTTCTTCAACTGATCAAACTATAAAAGTTCCAATTACAGATGGGACTGTGTTAGATGCAGGAGACAATAATATGACTGGTTCAAATGGTGGGGACACTACAACAAATAACACTTTAACTTTCAAAGAAGGTGCAGGTGTAACTGAAGATACTTCTCAAAATTTGTTAGCTAATGCAACATCAGTAACTAAGACGTGGACTAGAACTTTAACAACATTTGTTGATGCAACTAAACCTTATGCGTTATGGTTTTATGTGAAAGATGAAACTACGCTAGATAAAATCGTATCATTAAAAGTAAGACTTGGTTCTGATGCAAGTAATTATTATGAACAAACTATTCTTAATGTGGATTTAGTTCAAGGCTGGAATTGGATAACTACTAATTTAGATGCAGTTAGTACTTTAACTGAAACAGGAACTGTTACAGGAGATATAGATACATTCATTTTAGAAATAGAAACTAATAATGCAACTGATGTTTTTGTTGCAGGTGATGTAGTTTATGATTTACTAAGACAATGGGAAGAATCAGATTTGTATAAAAGTTTTCAATTAAATTATCCTTTGTTAAATACTACTGCAAGAGAAGTTACAATTAAATGTTTCTTATCAAGTGTTGAAGCTAATGGTTTTTTAATTAATTCTGTAGCAACATGGAATGAAGATACAACTAAATTAATGGATAGTTTAGATGTGTTTAGTGATGAAAGTAAATCTCCAACAGATGAATTTACTTTTACGATGAAAAATAGGATGATATAAAATGGTAATATATAAACTTACAAATGGAACTTTAGCAGATGCTAATCAAGTGATGGCTAATATGCATGTAACTTTACGAGCAAGCTCATTAAATTTACAAAGACAATTAGTAGATAGAGGTGTGACTTTATCTGCAATTGGTGGGGAATGGGCTGAAGCATATATTTCTTCCGCTGGTAGATTAGGAAGTGTAGTTGCCGCTGAAACAAATACTGCAATAACTGAAGATGAGGGATTTACTATAGGTATAGAAGACGCTATACGAACAGAAACTACTACTAGTTCAAATATGGTCAACGTAGATAATGCTTTTGATGAAGACACTGCAACTTCTGCAAGACTTAGTAATGATGATATAGCAGGTAATGTTGGAAAGACTTTTACTAGTCAATACATTAATGCAGTAAATGTTAAGTATTACCTTTATCGTGGAGGGGGTGGACAAGTAGTATATTTAGATACTTATGACGGAAGTA